GACGAACAGAAAACGGTTGAAGAGGTTACTGATGATTTGATCCCAAAGCCACCATCAAAGTTGGCACCACGAGGGATCACTAGTTTCACAGTATACCGTCAACACGACGAGACAGGAGTCTCGGGTGACGGCGTAGTTATTGAAGGCGTCGTCATGGCGACAGGTCAATGCGTTGTTCACTGGCTCTACCCACCACCCCGTGGAGGTATCGCCATCTTTGATAGCATGAGTGACTTTGTGAAAGTTCATATTGAACCACACCCAGCCAACCAAACTATCATCACTTACCAAGACGGTACAAAAGATGTTTTTGGGGAAAAGAAAGACGAGGAATAAATGAACAGAGAGAGAGATGCTTACAAGCAAATGCGCCAAGACGCTGCTGAATCAATTAACAGAGGGACTGCTTACGAAGCGAAACCAGTTAAGACAAACTACCTCTCTGCTATCATTTGGACATCAGTTGTTGCAGTGATCGTTTGCACCATTTTCATGGGGCTCTTATTATTTTTGGTCAACGAAAGTAATATTGAGAGCAATCTTGAAAATGCTGCAAGCCACGCTGTTTATAATTTAGAGAAGATTGTCACCCAGCAAAACGAAGAACTCAATAGTTTACTGGAAGAAAATAAAAAGATACACGACTACCTGAAACTATGGACTCCTATTGATTGTCGAAGACGGGAGCGATGGAAGATACCGGGATACGGTCTACCCGAGGTGCTGCCCGAAGTGCCTAAAAGATACAGTTACGAATTAACATTGTGTGAATAAAGGAAACAACATGAGTGGACAATATATAAACATCCCAGTTCATTTGGCGCTAATGCCAGAGGAATGTAATAAAGGTGGTGCCGATGAGGTAGATGCTTTCTACCGTGCGTATGCCGTTAGAAAAATTGGATATGACGTCACCATCCCAGAAAGTTACACCGAAGGTGTCACGGAAGTTAGGAAAGATGGGTATACAATTTTACGGAATGTGTTTGATAAAGAACTTCTGTTGAAATTGAAAAACGAGATGGAAAATTGTATCTCCGAGGGCGGGGACAATTTAAATATTGATGACAACTATTATGCCACGGTTGAGCAACCAATGCTGCGTTGTCCATCGGCTGTGCAGATTGCGTTCTCGGATTTGGTGAGAGACTTCTCTACCGAATACTTTGAAGTTCAGCCAGCCATCGGCACTTTCAACCTGCGGAAGAGTCGTGTCAACGAATCAGATGCCCATGGGTTTAGTAACCACGGTAATCTCTTTTACCATTATGATAATAATAGTCCTCATTTTCTAAAGTTCTTCTTTTATTTAAATGATGTTGACGAAAACGGCGGTCCCTTCACTTATGTCGCTGGCAGTCATAAGGAGAAGTTTAGCGGCTGGAAGCTGAGCAAGAGATTTTCAGACGATCAGATTGAAGAAATTTATGGAAAAGAAAGAATTAAACACTTGACTGCGAACCTGGGTGATGTTATTGTAGCTAACACTAGGGGGATTCATAAAGGTACAAAGGCAGTGGACAAGGAAAGAAACATGTACACTGTTGATGTGGTCATCCACCCAGAGAACTGGCAGAGACCAAACTTTAAGATACTCCAAGATGATTTTGATTCGCTCAAAGATGAAGTAAAGCCATTCGCTGATTTTCTAGTAAAGGTTTAGTATGACAAATAGAATAGAGTCTAAGATCCCGTTCGTTGGTCTCCACGCTCACTCCGGTTTATCACCATTTGATGGACTGGGAATGCCTGGGGAGCATATGGACTTCGCTTACGAGAATGGGATGAACGCCCACTCGCTAACAGACCACGGTCATATGAACGGGCTCTCGTTTCAGGTAGAACATTTAAAGAAGATGCGAGCAGATGGCAAAGAGTTTAGGGCTATCTACGGATGCGAGTCCTACTTCATTAAGTCCCATCGTAAATGGCGACAGATGTACGAGGAGCACAAGGCTAACTCTAAGCGCAAGAAAAAAGAAGAGTATGGGATGGTCATTGAGAACGAGGATCGCAAGCTTAAGCGCAATCCCTTGAATGACCGTCGCCACCTCGTGATGGTTGCCCAGAACCAGACAGGGCTAAACAATCTTTTTAAGCTGGTGTCAGATAGCTACCAACCTGAAAACTTTTATCGTTATCCTCGCATGGACTTCGAGATGCTGGACAAATACAATGAAGGTTTGATTATCAGCACAGCTTGTTTATCTGGTCCCCTCTTCGGAGACTACTGGAAGCACCGGAACGAAAGCCCTGATCATGTTGTCGCAGCAATGCGTAACACGATTGCTCAGTTCAAAGAGATCTTTGGTGATCGCTTTTACGGAGAAGTTCAATGGAATGATATTATCGAGCAGCATGAGGGCAACGCTCTTATTATCCAAGCCTGTATGGAAATGGGTGTAGAGGTTATCAGCACTGCTGACAGTCACTACCCACGACCAGAGCTTTGGAAAGACCGAGAGATGTACAAGCGCATCGGCTGGGGTGGTAAGGTTCCTGAGTGGGCTGATCCTGATAGCCTCCTGCCTGCGTCCGTGGAAGAGGTCGGTTATGAACTCTATCCGAAGAACGGCGACCAGATGTGGGAGTCATACAAGAACTACTCAGCCAAGTACCGGACTGAGTATGATGACACGTTTATCCGTGACTCTATTGAGCGCACGCATCACATCGCCTTTGATCGATGCGAAGACTTCCTACCCAACAGTGATGTTCGTCTGCCAGAGTTCGTGGTGCCCGAAGGGAAGACGGCTATTCAGGCTCTGACCTCTGACGCTTTGGCGGGGATGAAAGAAAAGAATCTAGACAAGGATGAGCACTACATCGAGCGTTTGAAGTATGAGCTTAGTATTATTAAAGAGCGTGGCTTTGCTCAATACTTCCTGACGATGAAAGCCATCTCGGACAAAGCCCAGGAAGAAATGCTGGTAGGACTTGGACGAGGTTCTGCTGCTGGTTCACTCTTGTCTTATGCTTTGGATATTACTCAGGTTGATCCGATCAAGTATGCTCTCCAGTTTGAGAGGTTCCTGACCAAGGGCGGCAAGGGCTACCCCGACATTGACTTTGATGTTGAGGAGCCAATGCAACTGAAGGAGCAGCTAGCGAGCGAGTGGGGTGAACTAGGAGTTAACGTTGTTCCTATCAGCAACTTTAACACGCTTCAACTCCGATCACTCATCAAGGACATCGGAAAGTTCTATGGCATCCCGTTTGCCGAGGTCAACAAGGTGACTGGTGTGATGATGGGCGAGGCAACCCCACTAGCCAAGGAAGCCCATGGGCAGACTGCCGGTGTCTACACTCCCACATTTGACGAGGTAAAAGAATACAGTGAAACACTACGAGCATTTTTCAAAAAGTACCCAGAGGTTGCTACTCATGTCGATAACCTGTTCGGCAATATGCGGAGTATTTCTCGGCACGCTGGTGGGATTGTCGTTGCGGAGAACCTTGATAAGCATATGCCCCTGATCAACTCTGGCGGAGTCATTCAGACCCCGTGGAGTGAGGGACAGAATGTCAGGCACCTTGAGCCACTCGGCTTTATTAAGTTTGACTTGCTTGGACTATCAACTCTCCGTATGATTTCGGGAGCTATCCGTCACATCCTCAAGCGCCATCAAGGCATCGAGGACCCAACCTTTGAACAGGTGAGAGATTATTATAATACTCATCTCCATCCAGATACAATTGACTTTGATAACCAAGAAGTCTGGCGAGAAGTTTTCCACAAAGGCAAGTGGGCTGGCATCTTCCAGATGACCAACGGCGGAGCACAGAAGTTCTGTCAACAAGCTCAGCCAGAATCACTCTTGGACTTTGCAGCAGTCACGGCTATCTTCCGCCCTGGGCCACTTAGCGCCAAGGCTCACAGCCTGTATGTGACGAACAAGACCAACCCTGGGCAAGTCCATTACGACCACCCAATCATCAAAGAAGTGCTCGGAGAAACCTATGGTCTTCTAGTCTTCCAAGAACAGTTGGCTATGCTCGCTCACAAACTTGGCAAGGACATCTCACTGGATGAGGGCAACCTTCTCCGCAAGGTCCTGACTAAAAAGGGGACAGGAAAAGATGAAGTAAAGGACGGGCTCTACAAGAAGTTCGTAGCAGGCTGTGCCGAGCACGGACTCTCCAAAGCCATCGCCGACAAGCAGTGGGCAAACATGGAATACTTCTCGGGTTACGGCTTCAACCTCTCACACGCTGTGTCCTACGGTGCGGTATCCTTCCAGTGTGCTTGGCTTAGTTATTATTATCCGGTTGAGTGGATGGCTGCATTCCTTGACAAGGAGCCAGAAGATAAGAAAGCAGGAGCGATTAACACTGCCAAGTCTTTTGGGTTTGAGATTGTGCCACCAAGCATCAACAAGTCAGGACGAGTCTGGGAGATTGCGGAGGACGGCAAGACTTTGATTCAGCCGCTTGCCGGCATCAAGGGTCTAGGTGATAGTGCCATTGACCAGATCGTGAGTAACCGACCTTTCAATAGTATTGAGGACTTTATCTTCAATGATCATATTAAGTATTCTAAACTTAACAAGAAATCTTTAGATGTGTTAGTCCGAAGCAAAGCCCTTGATGAGTTGATGGACGACAGGTTTACTGGCATGAAACATTTTTGGTCTGCTGTAGCTTTAGATCGTCCACGCAAAGAAAAGAACCTAGAAGAAAACATTGCGCTTTACAGTCCAGAGGGTGATTTCTCCGAAGAGGAAAAACTAGAACACTTCGCTTCACTCACCGGCATTTTCCCACTGCACGAGATCATGCCACAACACATCCAGGATAATCTAATGTCTCGTGGCTGTCCACCTATCAGTGAATATGAGCCGGACCTACAGTTAGTGTGGCTCGTTCCCAGGGAGGTCGTCCGCCGGAAGACTAAGAATGGTAAAGATTACTGGATTATGCACACCACCGACAGCAATGCTTTCAATGCTCAGATCAAATGCTGGGGTGTCAAAGATACAGATAGAATTTCCCTTAACAAAATATATGTTGCTAAACTAGAATATAGTGAGAAGTGGGGCTTTAGCACCAGAAGCATTGGGAAAAACTTTAGGAGATTAAGTTGAAGAAATATCAAATCATTTATGCCGATCCACCATGGGATTACAAGGGACAACTTCAACACACAGGCAAGGATGGTCCTGACAGCGGAGGGGCAGTTCGCCACTACGGGTGTATGAAACTGCCTGAACTTAAACAACTTGATATCCCTGGCTTGTGTGATGAAGATTGTTTGTTATTTATGTGGGCAACAAGCCCTCACCTCGACCAAGCCATTGAACTGCTGAAGGCTTGGGGTTTCTCCTGGGCAACCATAGGGTTTGTATGGGACAAGCAGAAAGTTAATCCTGGCTTTTATACTATGAGCCAGGTGGAACTCTGTCTTATCGGCAAGCGTGGAAAGATTCCAAAGCCAAGAGGAGCACGCAACATCCGCCAAATGGTTTCTGTGATGCGAGGAAAGCACAGCGCCAAACCGTCGGAAGTAAGAAAAAGGATTGAAGAGATGTTCCCAGAACAAAACAAGATTGAATTGTTTGCCAGGGAAACAACCGAAGGGTGGGACTGCCACGGTAATGAAGTTGAGAGCACAATCATTTTAGAGGAGGTATCTAATGCTTGATGGAAAAGAAATGGTAAAGAATGAAAATAATTGTTATAACTGTGGGTGTAATTTAAAACCAGCTTGTCCAGAATATGAGAAGCCTAAAATGAAAGTCAGAGTGACTCGCACTCATGATGATGCCAAGCTACCAGTTCGGGCACACCCTACCGATGCGGGGATGGATTTGTTTTTCTGCCCTACGCCAAAGCCAGAGCTAGACTCTCAGATTGAAACAGTTCTTCCTTTTGGGTCATCGGTTATTCCAACTGGTCTGAAGATTGAAGTGCCAGAGGGTTACATGTTAGAAATCAAAAACAAGTCAGGCATCGCTTCCAAGCGGGGTTTGCTTGTGGGAGCGTGCGTTGTCGATCGAGGGTACACAGGAGAAATCTTTGTTAACCTTCACAACGTTACTCATCGCAATCAAACGATTCATGCTGGACAGAAAATAGCTCAAGCAGTTTTTGTTAAGATCCAAGAGGATATTAAAATCATTGAGAGTAAGAATATTTATGACGAGGAGACAAGCCGAGGCGATGGGTCTCTCGGTAGTACAGGGGAGGAATAAGATATGGCAGACTGGAAAAGGTTTTTCTTAAAATACTTTGATGCGAATGGCAACAAAAAGGTGGATTGGTGGGAATACCTTATCCCTCTTGGTTGTTTATTGCTTATTGAGTTTGTTGTTGAGTTTGCAGCAACATACATTTATAATAATTGGTTCTGATGAATAACAAAAAAAGACAACAGAAAAAGCTTAAGCGCCGGGTGAAAAGAAAAAAGGATAATAAAGCTAAAAAAGAGCTTGACAAAGAGGTCGAAAGCGTCAATAATAGTATTACGATGTTCCAAAGGAGACCGAATGAATGTTCAGCGTGCGACAAACCTTTCCCAGAAAAAGATCGGGAGGCTCACATGACTTGGCAAGTTGTAGTCCGAAACGAGCAAGAGACAGTCAGGTTGTTTTGCCCTGAGTGCCAAGAGAAGGTTAAGACAAGGGTAACGGAGATTGATAATGAAGTTTAAAGAAGCAGTCACCTACGACGATATGCTCTTGGTACCGCAGTACAGCGACATCACGAGCAGAAGCGAGGTAGACATCACAAGCTGCCTGGGGCACCGAGAGTTTACTTTACCTATCATCGCCTCTCCGATGGACACAGTATCAGAAACCGACATGGCTATCGCTATGAATCAGGCTGGTGGTCTAGCTGTGCTACACCGATACAATTCAATTGCTGAGCAGCAGGATATGGCTACGCAAGTGAATGGTCAAGTAGCCGCCGCTATCGGTGTCACTGGTGATTACTTAGAGCGAGCGGAAGCCCTCATCGCTGCCGGTGTAGATATCTTGTGCATTGATGTTGCGCATGGTCATCACTCCCTGGTAAAAAAAGCGTTAAAAGAATTGCGAAATGAGTATGATAATCATATTTATATCATCGCAGGAAACGTCTGTACCTTGGAGGGAATTAACGATGTTGCTGATTGGGGAGCTAATGCTGTACGGTGTAACATTGGTGGCGGCTCCATTTGTTCTACTAGGCTTGTCTCAGGGCACGGTTTACCCGGTCTCCAAACGATCTTCGACTGCGCAAGGACGGACAGAGAAGTCTCGATCATCGCAGACGGTGGCATCAAAACCTCGGGAGATATTGTTAAAGCTTTAGCAGCCGGCGCAGATTTTGTAATGTGCGGCTCGCTCTTGGCGGGAACAACAGAGAGCCCAGGTAAAGTAATCAGCCTCCCTAATAATGTTCGGGTTAAAGAATACAGGGGCATGGCTTCAAAAGATGCACAGTTGAATTGGCGTAAGAAGTCTTCTACGCCAGAAGGTGTTGCATCCTACATTCCCTACAAAGGAAGCGTACAAGAAATCCTTCAGGATTTAGAGGGTGGTATTAAGAGTGGTCTATCTTACACTGGCGCTCGTAACTTAGTTGAGTTGCGGCACAAGGTTGAGTGGGCTCGTCAAACAAGTGCCGGTACACAAGAGAGCGGCACACATATTTTTTCACAGAATGGAAAGCAGAAATAATGTTTTATCGTAAAGACCCCGAACACCAACAACGAGAACTAGATAGAAAACCAACGGAGGAAGAAATCCGTTATGGATCAAAGCCTACTTGCTTTGGAGTTCATGAAAGATTATCTATCAGTTGTGACGAAACCTCTTGTCGTAACTGGATTAATTTTGAAGAGGATTTAAACTGCGCTGTGATTTGTGC